CACCAGTTAATGAAATATTCGCAGGATTGTTCTGCGGTGCGGTTGGGCGATCTCCACCACTAACCATTTGTTTCCTCCAAGTCATTGGGATCATACGAGAGGTCTTCCGCTGTCATTAGCATACCTTTTGCTAACCAGGGATTCATATTCTCACTTACATCAGTCATCAGGTAACGAGTACCTTCAAAGTCAGACCATTCACTGATAAGAACCCAGCCAGTACATATCTGGTTTTCTGGGTCTTCTAGTTGCTGTGCTTTAACAAGCATAGCTTCGTTGATGTGGTCTGTAAACTTCATTTGTATTGCGTTTCAGAAGCAAATGGTGGGAATGTAAATGCACTTACTTCAGATGCAATCTTCATTGCCTCACCAGGTTCTGCCTTAGCATAGAGTGCACCAAGTGCATATGCTCCACCAGAGCCAATTGCATAAAGACCTTTATCGCTTTTCATTACAGCAAGGTCTTCATCTACATCAAAGATTTCTCCACCAACTGCGATAAGGAACTGAAAGCGTGATTGGCTATCAGCCTTGTCTTTTGGTTCATCAAAGTTATAACCATTCTCAACTAAACATTTGCGAAGAGATGGCATAGCCTTGGTAATCATATACTTGTAAGGATCTTTTTTGTCCTTAGCAGTTACCTGTGGTGGTGTCCAGATATTCTGAGCCACATCACAAGGAGCAACTTCTCCTGCTCCAGCAATAATAAGATCTCCGCGATTTGCAATCTTTCGCATTACTGGATGTGAGAACACACGTCCATCATCATCTGTCACACGAGAATCTGCCATAATCAGGCAGTGGTCTTCGTACTCGACACCAATAATTGTTGTCATCGTCCCCTACCTTACTATGCTCTTCGAATTGATCTTACGCTTGCGTTTGCCTCTCCTGAAGAAGAAAGGCTGGAAAGTAAACTCATTAAGTCTGGTGCTCCACCTTGTGGCGCAGCAGGTGCTCCTCCACCCATCATCGCTTCAGGGGAAGGAAGAGAGCCTCCTGCTGGAGCGCCAGTGGGAGCAGGGGACGGTTGCTCAACCGAAGAGGGGGCAGCCCCAGCAGAAGGAACTTGTTTCGGAGCGAATACATCTGCAATCGCATCCTCAATAGCACGTCCCTTTTGTCTTGCTTTGATAACCGTAGCAATATCATTGATAAGTTTGCTTGGGTCTCCACCAGACGCAGCAAGTTGTGGAATAGCCTGAGTATATGCAGTCAATGCTCCAAGGAGTGATGAGCGCATATTCTCGATTTCAATTTTTTCTAATTCTTGAGTGACGTTAACTGTGAATGGAAGTTCACGCATCGCCATATCTTTGGAGATAAGTCCGCCACCAAGTGCTTGTAGCATAAAGATAAGACCTTGTGCTGGGTTAAGACCAGCAAGCATACCATAGCGAACATCAGCAGAGTAGTCACCCTTGATGTCTTTCTTTGGTGAGTAGGTAATTTCGTATGGTGAACCTGAGTCAACACCACGAATTGTCTTCTCTTCTGGGAAAATTAATTCATCTACTTCAAAGCAAAGGCTAATTACTGAGCGAAGAGATGATGCAAAGATTGCTTGTGCGCTCTTGACTTGGGTATCGAATGCACCCATAAGAGCCTGTACGCCTTGACCTGTAACGATTGAAGCATCAACGTTACCAGTACGGCCTTCAGGATAACGTGAACCAACACGCATTTCCTGGTTGAGTAGGCTCTGCTCAGTGAATGCGCCTTGTGGTAGAGTAAGTTCTACGCGACGAACACCAGCAGGATTTGATGTACGGATGATAGCATCTCCACCGAGTTGCATTTCTTGTACATCGTTTGGCAATACGATTGGAGACTGTACGCTCTTTTCCGCTGCTTCCATAGCAAGGAGAGCAAAACGGTTACGAAGAAGTTGGATACCTAGGATATCATCGAACTGTCCACGTAGTTCACCATCAATAGATGGCTTCTGCGCTACTACAATCATAATCTTACCGATTGGGTTCTTTGCTTGTGAAAGAACAAAGTTTCCTTTTTCAGGTAAGTAGAGAACTGATTGGTCTTTGTCTTGGTAACGAACTAGCTCAACCATTGTATGAAGGTCTTGTTGATATCCATATCCAGCAAGGATATCTGCTTCATACTCTGGGAACTGAGCAAGGATTTCGCCAAGAGTCATTACATAGCGCTTTGCAAAAGCAACGCAGTTACCATAGCGATCAAACTCTGGGTAAGCACCCACTGGGTTTTCTATGCGTATGCGAGGCAGTTTTGCTTCCTCATCCAATTCAATAACGAATGGGAGGAAACCGTAGGTTAGGTACCAGTCCGCCCCAGAATACATTTGAACCGCAAGATCAGAGTTCGCAAAATAGTTAGCAGCAATGCGAGTGCGCTTATCTGCAAAAGTACGAGCACGATCAGAAACCTGATTCGCGGCCGAGCAGTTAACTGCCGGAAGCGGGGCCATAACTTCTGACAAGTCTCTTGCAACAACATCAATAAAATTTGCAACGACATTCGCGTCTACTCCCTGTGGGAAGAAGTCAGGATATACTTCAGCAATCTTTCCTTTGCGGACAGCGAGAACCTGCTGATTGCGCATATCACGCTCATTATTGCGGTAGCGAAGTTGTTCAACTCGCTTAGCAATCTGGGTAATCGACAGTGCCATTTATATCCTAACCTTGAAAAGTATTGTTACCGTTGCTTGTTTCCGAACAAGCCACCAAGTCCGCCACCACCCATAGGGCGATAAAGTTTATTTACGGTTTTGCTTGTAGATGTTACTCCACCAGTTGTGCGCGACGCGCTATTAATTTTTACAACAGGTGGATTTGCATTCTTTGTTTCATCTCTTAAACTAGCAAGGTCTTGTGCTGCCTCACCTGATTTTGCTCTGTGGGTAGAAGCAGAACTTTGTATATTCATTATTTTTTGTCTTACTGGGTTATGACCACCAGGAAGTTTTTTTACTGACATAATTTTTCCTAACCGTACATTTCAGACCATTGCTCGGCAAAGGCCTCATCTAAGTTAATTGAAATTCTTTGTTCTCTTTGGTAACGTGTAGCCCATCTATTGTTTGTCCACTTAGCAGCAGATGAAGATTGCTGCATCAGTTCGCGCACTTTTATGATAGCAAACCATAGCGCCATCACGCAGTCCGTTGGGTTACGCGTGTCAGGTTTCCAAGTAATCAACTGTTGAACCAAAGCCTTCAAGCCTTCTGAGCCTTCATTGCTTGGTAGTTCAATTAAGTTGTTGTCTTGGAAGCGACCATCTCTGGTAGAGCCAAAGAGTGTAGCCATAGACGCAATACCAAAGCCTACGTCCCATTTGTTCTTACCAGTAAAGTGTGAGTTAAGTTGGCACCCATACTGAGCAAGCCAGTTTCTTAAATCATCATCTAAGGCGTAAGCCTTCTGGTGTGCGTTAATTTCAATACGCAATTCCTGTGGTCGATATTTCTCAACCCACTCTTCAATAAGATTTCGAATCTTATCTGGAGTTGGCTCTGTCATATTGACACAGTCTAAAATATAGATACGTCCATCAGAGCGGTTATAGGTAACAACCACCGCAGCAGTTGCACCTGCCATAGCAGGATCTAGCCCCATTACAGTATAAGAGCCTTCAACGTGTTTAGGATGGCCTGGCGCTCCAGGTTTGAGAGGTCCGCGTTTTCGCATTCCTTGGACACTTCCTGCGATGCAGGTTGGTGAGAAGATGGAGTCTTCGACAACGTCTTCTTGCTGATAGACCATAGCCCAGACTGACGGAGCGACTTCAGAGCGTCGAGTAAATAACGAGGGTCCATCCCACTTGGGGTATAGTCCGTCCTCATTAGCCTCATCCTTGTCGCCCTCAGGACGATCAGTCCAAGGCCATAGGGTTTTCCAGTTGGCTGGCTTCTCGTCAAATTCTAAAACAGCAGGTTGTGAAAAGTATGTGAACGGGGATTTGCCACCAGTCCACTGTGATCCGTCCCGAATCATCTTATATAAATCTATAGGAGCGACACGGGTTCCTACTACAAGTAGTTTGCCGTGCCGTCCTAAACGGGTGATGACTTCTTTTTGAAGCCATTCAATTTGCTTCTCCCACTCGTGGGCATTTGCGTTCATCACCACATCGTCGAGGATAATCAGATCGGCGCGAGCACCGTAAATCTGAGAACCAAAACCTAAAGCTTGAACCGTAGGGTCCTTTTCGCCAGAGTCGCGTCCAGTACCTAGGTAAATCATATCAGCAGACCAGGTAGGCGAGTCAGCCTTATAGCCACCATTTGGTCCGAATGCTACTTGGAGCTTAGTCCAGTTAGGGTGGGATAGCCTTGTCTTGATAGCCGAGAGGAATTTGCGAGCCATACCCTGGGTCTTGGAGACCACGATGATACGAACGTTGGGATCTGTGGCTATGCGGTAGGTCACATAGTTGATTGTGATGACCGTACTCTTGGCGTGCTCAGGCGGAACGTTGATTAAGACTCGGTTAGGGTTACCCTCTTCGTAGGTCATAGCAGGATGGAGCCAGCGAGGCTGGCGACCTTCAATTAAGTCTACCCAATCCTTATGATGGTCAAAGAGTTTGGTATCTAAAAACTGTTCAGAGAAGTCTTGGAAGGAGATTTCCTTGAGATTGGCTAGGTCAGCCTTGACTCCCTTGCCCTCTAGGCGGGCTTTTTCAGATTCAGCCTTGAATTCGGCGTCAGCCATAGTCCATTGGCGGAAGGTAGTATCGTTTCTACCGACGGCTTTCATAGCATCTATGACGGTAGCCCCATTGGCCAGTAGCCCTAGGACCTGTTTCTTAGCCACATCCTTTGGGATATCCTGCTTACCAGGCTTGCGCCCCATCAGTACTCCTCAAAACGGTTATTTAACGGTCCCTGTATTTAGATAGAACTTCCCCATATATATAATATATAATATATATAATAATATATATAAGGAGTTCGCGTAGTCCAAAACGGAGCGAACTCCGTTATTGGAATATAAAATATATTACATATATAGAAAACCTGTTCAAATCGGGAAACCGAACAGGTTTCCAGAATATATTTTTATTTAGGGGTATATATGTCCGATTTATACATATATAGGGGGCTAATATAACAGAAAATTTTAGGGTGAGACATATATTCTTACTCATCGGAAAATAAACAAAGTCTGGGTCAAAAGATTCCTGAGAGTTACCATAGAGTAACCTTAATGCCTACTGAGTGTGATGTGGTTCACACTTATTGTACTGTGACCTATGTCATAGAACACCTGTTCTAATAATAAATCGAAATAAATCTGGGAAATATCTGAGTGTTTCCTGAGTGGGGAACTATCTCCCCGACCCTGAGAATCTCCTGAGAACGGGGCGCATTAGAACACTTGTTCGATAGAACATATGTTCGATTAGGTGTCAGGCTTTGGTGTGATGCGTTTCACTTGTTTCTGGCTTGATATTTTCTAGGTGTTCTGGTTGCCCCGATATGTCCTATTTTGTATGTATTCCCCCGTTTAGGTGTGTTGGTGTGACCTAATTCACAT